CAAAATTATCACCAGCAGTAAATTTAGTAAATGCATCAGCAATACCTGCCGAGCCTTTACCTACTGCGAATGCAGCTAAACCAAGACCTAAAGCAGACATTGTTCCTACAAAATTCTTAAGACCACCTTCTCCTAGTCCTGCACCTTGCAAATTAGGTATTGATAATAGTGTTTCAACTTCGTCTTTAATGTCCTGTGCGAAATTATCTCCAGCAGTAAATTTAGTTATGGCATCTGCGGCTCCTGAACCTGCTTTACCTAGGGCGAATGCAATAAGACCAGCTCCTAATGCGGTCATTGTCCCTAAGAATCCTGCCTTTTCTGGGTCTGTTTTTGGTACTAAATTAATTGATAATAATGTTTCAACTTCCTTTTTAATATCCTCTGCAAAGTTTTCACCTTGACTAAATTTGGCAATTGCGTCTCCTGCTCCACCTGCGGCCTTACCAACACCAAATGCAGCCAAACCAGCACCCATTGCAGCAAGAGCAATACCAAGTTTTGAACTACCACCTAATAAACTTTGACCTTGTTCAATTACGGCAGTCTCAATTGATAATAAACTAAGAACATTATCCTTAATTTTATCAGTCCAACCTTCATCAAGGAATTTATCAACTCCACCAGAAACACCTGCACCAATACCCAATGCTGCAAGACCTATACCAATACCTGTCATTGCTAATGCCAAAGAACCACCATCAACTAATAAATTACCACCTTGTTTTTCAACCTCTTGGTTAATACCAATTAAGTCCATGATATTTTTCTTAATTGCAGGAACATCCATTGTTTCAAATGTTTTGATTAGTTTGGGAGCAGTTGCAAATACTGCGGCAATACCAATACCCATAGCACCGATACCTATACCACCAACACCAACCATTTTACTAATCTTGCCCATTAAGGCACCGCCACCATCCTTTTTACTAGCTGTTGCTGTGGCAGTTGCAGTACTCTTAGGTAGTTTTTGCAATTCATTACGAATCTCTTCAAAGATGGACATCCTTTCTCGGTTGTTCTCCATACCTTGAAGCTTTTGTGAATCAATTATATCTAGGAAGTTTTCAAAACCATATACCGTACGCGCTTGAAAGTCATTCATGACCTTCTGCATGTTTTTCATTTCTAATAAATGTCGCCTTGTGTTACGACCATCAATTGCAATTCTGTCAGTCGATTTATTGTTCGACTCCATTACCTCAATTAATTGGGCAAATTCTGATTTACCGGGTCCAGGCTTTTTTGGTTTTTCTTCTTCAGCCATTTTTATTCCTTAAAATTATTTACCAAATGCTTTACCAGCTTCTGATATACCAAATGAACCTAATGTTACCACCACAAATGATGTGTAAATTGTTTCAGATACTTTTAAATCTAAATCCCACACTAATGCAGTAACTAAATCTGTTATACCAAAGCACATCATTAAAAAGAATGATATAAAACCAATGATTGCTTTTTCATTTAAGTCATTATCATCTAAAAATAAATCCATAAATTTTCTTTTACGAGGTCCTAATTGCTCTGCAGCTCTTCTAGCTTCCTCTTGCATTTCTTTGATTTGGTCTTCCTGTTGGTCTAACTTTTCAATCATAGCCATATACTTATCTAAGTCTATTTCTACTTCATTTCTACTGTTATCTTGGTTGTCAGCCATTATCGTCTCCTATTATTCATTTTCTGAATTCTTTCGTTTTCTTCTTTAATATGTTCCTGTAGTAAGGATAAATATATCTCCCTCTCCCACGGCATCATACTTTCTATTTCTGTCAGACCGTATTTATGATGTTGCATTAATGCAAAATTTGTTTGGTAAAAATTTTCCAAACTCTCATGCGAGAGGCTTATGTAAAAAAACTATTCAGTCCTCTTAATTCAACCTCGTGTTTCTTATTACACTTATCACATTTATAATCGGTCTTATAATATACTGCCGGTACCTCTTGTAAGAAATTCTGAACCTTTTTAAATTGTTCACTACTTAAACTTTCAACAAATTCCTGTAGTTCCTCTTTACTTTGTGCACTAGCTTCGTGTACATTCTCATCATCAAAAATGGAATCCACACAATCCACAATTAAATCCATAACGCCTTCAATAGAGTTTAATTTTTCTATATCCAAAGAACTAATTATTTCAATGGAAGGATATTTCATCTCTAATCCAACACCAAGGTCTTTATCAAGTAATATTGTTCGCTCTTGATTTTTATTTATTATTTCAACATCGTCAACATTAATTGATAGGGGTGTAAGCCCATCACATTTTTCATCTTGACATTTAATCTGTATGTTCATATTTTCACCTACAGATTTTGCTCTTAATTGTAAAAACAAATATTCAATGTCAAATACAGTCAATTTATCCATATCTGGTAAATCATAACATGATTTAATGATATTTCTAACTGCCTTACTGATTTGCTCCATATCATTCGATTCTAAAGCAATCATTAATACCTTTTCCTCTCTTACAAGGAAAGGCCTCATACTAATTTTTTCTCCAGTAGATGGTAATTCAACCGTATACTGAGGAACATTCAATTTTGGCAAAGCCATAATATTCTCCTATATTAATATTAGCCTAGTATATCCAGTGTCGCACTGATACCACTTAATCCGGTACTTAGTGCTCCTTCTGGGACTAGTCTATCGTAACTCAATGTTACATTTAATTCCATGGGCCCGCTTTCGGTAGCCTGGTCCAAGTCAATACCATTTACAGAAGTTGGAAACGCATTAATGAGTTTCACTCCATAAATTGGTTTGTTTTTCATACTTAATTGCTGTATCACAACATCGCATGTAAAATCTTTTTTATATCCTGCTTGATATTTTTCTAAATTTACTATAGATGATAACCAATCATCCATCATTCTTCTGATATACATATCCTCGGTTACCAAGAATTTTAATTGTACATCTTCTTGTATTATTGCATAAGGGATAGGTACAGTTTGTTTTTCTGCTATATAATCAATTGTTGTAATTTGTTGTCCTGGTATTGACGCACCTTGACAAAGTAATGATATATCCCTTGGGTCACTTATTAAACTTTTCGCACTTGCTCCTCCAGCGAGAGCACCAATTATAGCTGATGGATTTAAATTTAAAAGTGATTGTGTTGGTGGTGTAAATATAACATTAAACTTATTTGCTTTTGCTATACCACCTCGTTTACTGATAGTTGATTTTAATGTATCTATTGTGCTCATTAATTTCTCGCTATTTTAATACTTTCTGACCATACAGCTGTTTTACTTTTTCTGACAAACTGTTCTGTTGGTAAGAATATTGCAATTTCCCAATCTGTCATCGGTACTCTAGAAAATTGTGATTTAACATGTTTTCCTAAATAGTGCTTAAAACATGGTTTAAATTCTTTATATTTTTTCACACCTTGCAACAAACCGTATTTCATTTTTCGTATTCTTGTTGTTTCCTTTACTTTATCTGGTGCTAATTTCATTAATTCATCTAAAAATTCTGCTCTTATATCTGGTCTTAAATAGTGTAAATTTAATCCATAAAAGCCATCTTTTGCTGGTTCCACAAATATTGTAAGTGGAAACCTATCGTAATATGGTAATGTTTTCTTATGTTTTGGGTCATAAAAATACATATACATACTACCAGGTAGTGTTCGAGTTGTTTTGTCAAGTGCACTATCCTTTAATACCTTTGCTCTTGATACAGACGATAATTCACCGACCTTTTTTTCAAACCATTTCTTTGAGGTTTTGGTTCGTGCTGTTACCCCTGCTCTCATAGCTTGGGCTTGTAATGTATCAAATAAACTTGCCATATAATCTATTTATATGTTTTTTAGAGTACTTTGATGCCTAGATTTTTTAAAGTTTCTTCTGTCCATACCTGGAACTTCCAACCTTTATGTTTGGCATATTGGTCGGCCGCATACCATTTGTCTTGATTTTTAATATAATCTAATTGTTCACTGATATATCTTTTGGTTTTACGTGACCTTTTCTTTGGTGGTTGTGTTTGAGATTTAGGTTTTATTTCAATTAAATATGTTTCCTTATTATCCATTTTTATTAATAAGTCGACATAATAACGATGTATTTTCTTATCAACTTGATATCGGTATGGTACTACTATCTCCTCTGAATTCCAGAGTTTTACTTTTGGATTAGATTCGCACCAACGAAATGCATTCCTTTCCCATAGGGAACGAAACACTACTTTACTTGGATTTCCGATATACTTATCCGGATTTTTTATTTTGTATTTCCCTTTGTAAGCCATTATAAATAAACCTATATATGTTTTATTTTATTTATAAAGGTAAAAATGGCAACAAGACACAAAACAGACGCAAACGCAACTACAATTAGTTTTCCATCTACGCTATCAGCAGATGCAGAAAAAGGCCTAAACCATGTTAGATTTGAAATACATGAATTACAAGATGGAAAAAGGATTAATCCTTATATAATTCATTTATTTCCACCAGTTGGTTTTTCAGCAACAGATGCTGGTAATTATGGTACTTTAGACAGAGGTGCAACTGGTGCTGGTATGAATGCTGTATTACAATCAATTGGTATCAAAAGTTCTGAAGAAACAGGTCTTACTGGTGCTGATATGAAAGCCTTATCGGCCGCCAATGTTGGATTATTATCAGGTATACCTGGTATCGATTCAATAGGTAGAGGAGCAAGAATTGCTGCAATGGAAAGAGGTATTGCACAAAACCCGCATACAGCTGTTACATATGAAGGACATCAGCTTCGTACATTCCAATTTGATTTTAAAATGATATCTGAATCAAATGCAGAAGCAAATACAATTAAACAAATTGTTGATGTATTAAGAAATTATTCAATGCCTGAATCAACAGGGGCTTTATCTATTCAATATCCAGCTCAATTTGAAATAGAATTTTATCAAGGCGAAGAAATTAATCCATTTATGCCAAAAATTACAACATGCCATTTATCAAGTATAGCAACAACATATAACCAAACATCAAATATATTTCACCCAGACGGTGCTCCTGTTGAAACAGATATTCAATTATCATTCCAAGAAATCAAAACACTTGTACGACAAGATTTATATGGAGAAGAATATGCAGGAATTGATGATAAATTTACAATTGTTGAAGTCCCAACAGTAGACCCAAATGCTACAACAGAGACACCAGGAGGATAAATGAGTTTTTTTAAACAGTTTCCAAAAGTACAATATGATTTAAACCGAACTGGTGTAAAACAAAATATGGTTGATATTTTTAGAAGTGTAAGACCTTTACCTTCTTTTTTAGATAATACAACAGCATATAAATTTTATGAAATAATAAATGGAGAAAGACCTGACATTGTATCTCAAAGGTTATATGGTACACCAGATTTTTATTGGACATTTTTTGTTGTGAATGATTTTTTACACGATGGTTATAGAGCATGGCCAATGAGTCAAGAGCAACTTTTTCAATATATGGAATCACAATACGAAGGATATGTAGTTGAAACACATGCAACTTCAAGCACTGCTTTAACAAATAGTTTAGCAGGTAGATTTACATTAGGAGAAACAATTACAGGAGCTACATCCAACGCAACGGGAACACTTACAAAGAAAAACATTGATATGAGTCAATTGGTAATTCAAAATGTTACAGGTGCATTTATAGGAAGCCTTGTAGGTATTACAAATACAACAGAATTGGTAATTGGAGGAACATCAGGTGATTCAGTTTCAACACACAGAGTATTTAAATATGCAGACGCACCATATTATTATTATAGAGAAGAAGATACAAAAGAGAAAAAACCTGTATCAAATGCAAAACATGTTGTTGGTGGAATTGCTGATAGTGATTTGGCTTTTGTATCAAACAGAACACATGAATTTAATTTAAACGAAAAAAGGTCAAAAATAAGATATGTTGACCCTAACTATATTTCACAATTTGTAGACGCGTATAAAAAAGCAATTAATAAATAATGGCAAATAAAAGTAATAGTGAGCAGACCAATGCAATTCGACCTACTTCTTATGTGGTCGAAAAGGTTCATTTATTCACAAATTTAAACTCAGAAGAACAATTTGTTGACCTAACATTTGTGTCACAGGATATTGTTATTACAGAAAGTATTTTTACAATGGGGATTTCATTAGATGTAACCATTGGAGATGCTACAGGACTCCTTGAAGGATATAAAATAATGGGAAATGAAAAGGTCCTGGTCCAAATTTCTCGTAGTGATATTGAATCTGGAGAGAAAAAAGAATATGAATTACATTTAAGGATAGCAAATATTGGTCCGTATTCCAGAATGAAAGATTCATTACAGACATTTACTCTTACTTGTGTTTCT